CGGGCCGGACGGCTGTGTGATACCCCACTGACTGATTGCATTCGTTGCAGGATCGAACACACCATTCCAATACAGGTTGGAGATGTACACCTTGTCATTGGCTTCGACATAAAAGAGGGGACTTCTGGGGCCGGAAATGGAGCAGATGCTGATTGCCTGGCCGGAAATTACCCGGTAAAGTATTCCTTCTGAAGCAAACAGCATGCATGAAATGCCTGCCCAAAGACTATGGGCGGCGGGCTTTGAAATGTATAACGTTTTACCTTGCCGCTTGATGAGACGCTGAACGTTGTCAACATCGGCATTCAGAATGACACGAGGCTCCGCGATTCCTTTTCCGACAAAGAACCGCTCTTCCATCTTGACATTGTTGGCGCCGACAAAACCACGAACGTCTATCTCCGACATTTTGCATCCCCTTAGTCAACAATACCACGATCTTCCCAGTCACCCGTTCCGTAATACTGCGGCTCGGCGTCAATGCCGACGAACGCAATCAGTTCATTCATCGCCTCGATAAACTTTTCTGAATGGTATTTTGTACCAATGCCGGTATTGTCCTGACCATCCTCAATCTGCTCTCCATAGAGCTCCTTGCAGACATAATGCCGGACAAGGCGTAGTTGTAGGTACTCAGGAATACCGTCGGGGGTATCGGCGTCGGCAGCCATATCGACAGGATAGCGATAATAATGGACACCAATCGGCCAGGGGGCAGAGGGAATGCCCTGATAAAACATCTTCTCGCCCTTGACGACCACCCGGTAAACTTCACCTGTTTCAACCAGCCTTAAATCGGATATCTGTTTCAGAAACTTCTGGAAGGCATAATAGTCACCGCCGACAGGCGGATCAATCTTATACCCTGTATTGTCAACTACGTTAAAAACGTTCCGCTGGTAATCAGCAGGCAATGATACAAAACCCTGAACCCCTGTCAATATCGTATCATATTTATAGAGGTCGGGAAGCGGCGGAGAGATTAATCCGGTTGGCATAAGCATGCCCGCCGCAATCGTCTTCACTGCTTCATTTATCCTGTCCGTCAATACCTGATCGGTATAGGCGGCATCTTGCAGTATCTGTTTACAGGCCGATATAAGGGCAGCCAAATTCGCCATGATCGCATCCTCAATTTATAAGAGCCCTCCCCCGTCTAATGACGGAGGAGGGGCCGTTCAGGGACGACGCAATATTTAAATTGCCTCTAAAGGCGTCTGCTTCACATATGCGTATTCGTCAAACTGCAGCTCAACGATCGAAGCTCCAGGGGCGCCCGTGTTGACGATCTTGATTACCTGATTCACGACGGTTGTATCCGCCGGATCGAAGATCAAGCCCTTGTTCGTTACATCAGGCACACCGGTTTCAACTACCAGGCCGGATCCGTTTACCACTGTCAGTGTGTTGACAGCGGTCGTGTCCCGATAAGCCACGAGGGTATCGCCGGCATCGACGGCGTTTGTCTGAAAGACAGCCTTCATGCCGCTCAAATTACCCCGGCAGGGGGCCGGGACATAAATTGTGGTAGCATCAGGCATATCAACAATGAGTCTTATCATGGTTCTTCTCCTTTACCTTTAATTTGTTAGACCGTGGCAGGCAGGATAATTGCTGCTACTGCCATGGCGCCCGTCCCGTTTCCGGTTTTAGCGGCTACCGTCACGATCATGTTGGTTGATGCCGTCAACTCACCGGCAAGGACAAACACCTTGTTCAGTATTGCATCAGTGAACAATGCCGCTGCTGCAAACTTGGTGTCCGTTCCCACTTCGCCAATCTTGATGGTGGGCTGTGTTCCCGTCCCGTCCGCAAAAGCCTCCGTCACGGTACAGACTATCAGCACCTTCTTCGTTCCGGCAGTGCCCGTTGCCAACGTCTTTATGCCGGCATCCGTTTTGACATAGGATCCCGCCGCCCCAAGCCCGGCGGCAACAAGTGCCTCCAGTCCGGGGTTTGTCAGAACGAAATTGGAGATGGGCCGCGTTGCCTTGTTCCCAAGGACTGTTACTACTCTTTCACCGTATGACATGTTTCACCTCCTTATTGGCAGTCCTCACCCTACGACCGCCCAGCTGTTAAGGATTAGACCGGACTATACCGGCTCGGTCAGGTTCGTGTGTGCGACCTGCATCTTCCTGTTGGAACAGTACAGATTACCTCTCCACCTGGTGTCCGCCGTAATTACGTCGGGCTGACCCAGGACCGTCTTGGCCTGCCACACGGGCTTGGTAAACTGGTAGTCCTTGTGCGACCTCAATGAGATGAAATTGAGGTTGAGCGTGTAAAGCACGCCGACAGCGATGTAGGGATCACCAACAACCGGGGCACCCTTGTGCATAATGTTATCCCAGCCAGCTTCGATCATCTTGCTCTCGATGTATCTCTGCTGGGGATGAAGCGACCTTTCATAACCGTCCTTCAACGTCGGTGTAGTGACGGCGAAGTTGGGCAGGAGGCCTGCGTATTCACCCATGTTCGGAGTGCGCCACATCTTCTGGAGCACTTCAAAACTGATCGGCTCCGCGTCGGTAATGACGTTCGCCCTCCAGTCAGGCATGGACGCTTCCGTAATGGATCCGTAGGCAACCGCCGTATTGGTGTTGAACAGGTCGCCAAGACCATTGATCCTGGTCCCGTCGATAGCGGCAACAATCACATCTTCGGCCATCTGGATCCGGGCGGCCTTCTTGATCGACTGCATGTACTGCTTGGTCAAATCAATGATGGCTTCCGTTCCGGTATTCTGGGTAAGGTCATCCAGGTTCAATGTATTGCTGGCATAGATACCTGCCCATCCGAACCGGGCCGCGTCGATGATGTCTTTCTTTGCCTGGTTGATTACCGTTGTCGCACCGTATCCACCACGGTTTGACTGTGAGTATTCCAGCGGCACCTTTACCATCAGACCGCCGTCAACCGTCTCGTGTGGCTGGATCTCGAAATTGCCAACCGTTACGGCATTGCCTATCAATTTCCACAGCAGGGCGGATGCCTTGTTGATGATGTCGATGGGCTCGGTGTTGAGCCAATAATACTCTGTCGTCGCGTTTAACTGATTGATTAAACTCATATCTTGTCTCCTTCCAGGAGACAGGCATTACCCTTGAAGATTCGCAAGAGCCTGCTTCATGCCTTCGTCAAGCGCCTTACCTGTCACCTTCGTATGTTGTGTTTGTTGTCCGGGGCTCTGCCCCTTGGTTATCACTTTTCCCGTTTGATCCTTGCCTTTATTCAATTCGACGAGTTTTTTAAGCTCGGCGTTCTCTTGTTCTGTCTGCTGTTTCGCAAGCCCCAGGGTATCAGCCTGGATCTGGAAATACGCGGAAAACGGATCATGCATTCCCGTCTGGTCATTGGCCATGTACTCCCTTATCTTACTCTGCATCTCGGGAGTATTGAAGTCAGGGTGCTGATCAAAAAACTGCTTCTGAGTAGAGCGCACGTCCCTTTCCTCAAGCTCCTTTTGAAAGACGCTCTTGGCGGCATTAAGGGTTTTCTCGTGCTGGTCCATCGCAGTTATCGAAGTCAGCCGATCCACCAGTCCAGCGAGGTTTTCCTGATACTTGTCCCCCAGGGGGTCAAGGTTCTTGATCTCCTTCTGGACAGATGCCCGCTCTTTCGCGTAATCGTTTACCGGGGCTTCCGGCGCTGCCTGCTGCCTTTGCTGGGCGACTGCCTGCAATGTCTGGGCAAGCGTTTCCGTATGCTTTTTGTACTGCCCCAGCTCATTGCCCTGCTCCCCCAATTTCTGGTGCAAGGCGGCATAGCCCTTTGCCAGCTCGTCTACGCTCTTGAACGGTGTTCCCGATAATGGATCGCTCGCCTGTTCTTCTCCTGCATTACCCGCATCTTTTCCCGTGTTCGTTTCCATGGTCACGCTCGCTTTCTTCCGGCAGCACGTTTTGTTGAGGTTGTCCCTTGCGGGCCTCATGGCATACTGTTGTCCAGAGGGGTTAAAGGTTAAAATAAAAAACCCGGAAAACTCACGGCAGGCGTTTGCCTGTTCTCCGTCAATTCTCCGGGCCTTCGTATTCCTCCGTAGAGGATCGTCAGTAACCGTTATGCTAGATCACTTGCCAATCTTCTCACGGTTATTACTTACCAGATAGGCACACACTATCCCTCCTTCGGACAAATGCGTTTCCACCGTAAGGGTATATGTACCCGTTTTTCTTTCATTTGTCAACCTGCTTATTTGGTCCCTGACTGTCTTTGCAATATCATCCAGCCGAGTTTCCGTCGTTTTTACCCCTTGCATATCAACCCATGCTCCTTGAGATATCTTTTATACTGGCCCCGTGTTTCGATCGGCCTGGTCCTGATCTCATGGTCAGGCTGCAATACCTGCCGGGCAGAGGCCAGCCACTTCACATCACCGTCGGTCTGGATAGCACCGCTCATTGACAATACCCGTTTGGCCATCCGTCCGCAATCACACCTGACCCGCTTGGGTATCCTTGTTATCTTATGCCACTGGTCAACCTCTTTTTTACACGACTGGCATTCAAACGTATAGATCGGCATCTGTCTATCCCCTAATGACTTGTTACCTTCGTCACGTTCGCCGGGTTTGGTACGATGAACCCATCAGCCGACGGCACGAACAGCTCCTTGCCCTGTTCCCCCACAACATACGGCATGCCCGCTGTTACCGGACCCCCTGTCGCTCGGGCAGGGGCGCCAGGTATAGGCTCACCACCTTGCTGACCCTGCTGCGCCTTCGGGACTCCGGGCTTGGGCTGCTGGCTTGCCTCGGCTCCACCACCACCACCGCGCTTGGCCGCTTCCTTCTGCTGCTGGGCCTGGATAAGCCCCTGCTTCATCTGCATCGCCACCTCGGGCGGGAGGCCCGCATCCATAAGAATTTGCAATGCCTGGTCAAGCTGATTATCAGCTGTCCTCGCAAGCTCCTCTTTCCAGTTGGGCCAGTTAAGCGCCTCAAGCAACCCCTGCTGCCCGATCGCATGCTCCTTGAAAAGCCCCATTGCCATTTCCTGCATCTGCAAACTCGTCCGGGGCGTAGTCGATCCCGCCTCCACCACATACGAGAATTTACGAGCGGCATAATTAACCCCCCGATACTGCTTCTGCTCGCCCGCCACATTCACAGTATCCTCCGCAATCCCGAAATTCTGCCATAGTCCTATGGCCCATCTCGCCCGCTGCTCCGCCAATGAGTCAATGGCCGATGTCTTTGTCTGCATTACCACCTGGTTCCGCTCCTGCAATGCCACAATCGCACTTGCTGCAATTACCCCGGTAGGCCCCACGCCACGGTCAGCATCCTCAATCTGATATATCCTGTCGAAAAACTTCACGATCGTATCAAGTACCTGGAAAAACGTGCTCGGCAGGTTCGGAATCTGCATGTATTCTATCCGGGCGTTCGGCGTCGTCGGCATCAGAACCAGTCTGCCCGCCTTCTGAATGCTGCTCTCGATCATCTCCCTCGTTATCCCGCAATGTTGCTGCACGATCAACGGCGGCGTCATTACATTGATCACGTAATTGATCAATTTGGAGATGATCTGATTGATCTTAATGATCAAATCACCTACCTGCTCAGCTGCCGAAAACCCCCATATCGTTATCTGATCCTTATACGAATTGGCGTGATAGATCGGCAACCTGCCCCAAGGATACGTGTTCGAGGCCAACTCAAGGGGCAGGGCAGGATTGATGTTCGGATTAGCACAATCGTCAATCACCATATACCCGAATTTGGTACCCTTCACCGGAGTCTTTGCCTTGACGATCGTTATCTTCCTCACCCCGTCGGGACATGCCCTTACCTTCTTCTTTATCACCTGGATCAGGGGGAGCCCGTTTTCGTCAGCCACGGGCTGACCAGCCTCATCCAGGACCGGTGCCTCTTCCTTTATTGTTACTTCCCGGTTGTCCCGTACCCATAACTCGATCGGCATGCATCGCTCAATCACCTTATCATCCTGGTACTGGCCCGTCCTCGTAACCGTTACCGCCTCGGCATAATTGCCCATGGTCTTGTTCTGCCCGCCATAGGTAGGCGGCTTGAAGTCCTCCCGCACCGCGCCTAAAATGTCATACGAGTCCTCTTTCCCTATCCCCTCGATGTCGAATTCCTTCTCCATCCGGGAAACAAAGTCGAGATAACAAAAACATATATATGGCGCCTCTTCCCCTAAATTAGAATAATAACCAGGGGCAGGGAAAAATGTAAACGGATCCGTTACCATAATATCCGGGTTATCCGTGTACTTATCCCAATGCGGCTTCTCGGCGGTTATCCCATAAATCTCCATGGTCCGGGCAGTCTCCCGGGTCTTCTGCTGCTGGTCGGTGTCCTGCCACCATTTCTTGAGGGACTGACTCAACACATTCTCCGCACCGTCATTGACGCCATCCATGTCAACGACCTCGCCGGTGGGATTCCTCGCGGTGATGGATGAGACAGTCCTCTCAACATTGGCAAAGAACAGATTCACCGGGAACCTGCCCTTCGTCGTCGATTGCGGCGAACCCTTCCGGGCAGACATCTGCCGGTTCTGCTGGCCACGGTACAAGGCATAATTCGACAGGAAGTCGTTGTTCTTCCCCAATCGCTCCTTCTCCGCCTTCGCCACCAGAAACAGTTTGTATGCAAAGTCCGCCACATCCACGTCACCCTTCGGCGGAATGTTCTGCAAATCCCATTTTCGTTCGCCCACTGATGTTATCATGGTTCCCTCTTATCTAAGCGCCTACTCCGGACGCCACCTTATGTGTCTTGGAATGAACGATCAGATGCATCGGCTTGCCATACTTCAGCCCGCATTGCTTGCATACATAGTCGCCATCCTCTGTTCTCCCGTCATCCATTCTTTCATCATCCGTCTCTTCTTTTACCTTCTTCTCTACCTTTATCTTTATGTCAGCTTTTTGGGCAGGGGGAGATTGGACAGAAGAGGCGGCGGATGACGGCAAAGGATGGGCAAGGGATGGGTCAACACCATCAGAGATGAA